AATATCTCCTGCAGTTTGCCAATCAGCATAATTAGAATCAAAATAACTATTTGCTATTCCCATTCCGTATCTATCGTTACGTAAATAATCTAATAATTGATAAACTGGATTATCTGAATATTCCCAAGTGCTTGAAGTATCTTCTCTGTGAGAGCCTGTACCACCTGTTTTCGTTCCATCTAAATTAGGATTATAAATCTTTTTACCTTTAACTATGGCATTAACTGTTGGAATAGAACCAAAAGCGTCTGCGTTCCATTCTAAACGTAATGACAAATAAGCAACACCTCTTAGTCTGTGATTACTTGTCCATGATGATAATGTACTTAATAAACTACAAGCTGATTGATCTTCTGCTCCATAATGAGGTCTTACTGTAATTAAACTTGCACCATCTTTATAATAATTTGAGTCAGAACTATTAACTGTTCTTTCTGTGTTATCTGATAAATCTCCAGCCCAAGTAACTTGATTGTCATTTATAAATATAGAAGTAATATCATCAATTTCTCCTTCGCCTAAAATTAACGCCATATATAAATACTGATTATCTGTTCCAGATGTTTCTAGAAAAGCTAATGTACCTCCAACTTTTCTTGTTCCATAAATAACTGGTATTTGACCATTAGCGGCTGTCTTATTTAATAAAACACCTTTTGCTATATTCTCTGCTGTCGTATCAAAATTAAATTCTGGCTCGTCTGGTTTTCTTAACCAAGTAAGAGCAGTTGAAACAATACTTATAGTTGAAAGTATAGGTGATAAAAAAGGAATTACAGTAGCAACAACTTTTCCTATAGCAGAACCTGTAATTTTATTTACGATACTAGAAAAAAAACCCATTATTCTCTACCCCATCTAATATCTTGTACTGTTAATGCACTAAACTCAAAACCTTTATCACCAGAAAAAAATCTTTGTTGCGAATTATCGGTTGTTCTGCGTCCAGAAACTTTTTCAAAATTACCCCAATGTGAAGTAATACTTAATCCTATACCAGCAGTTTGTGTATCATCTTCTATTGAATACTGATCTATAAAACCTTCGTATAATAAAAAAGGGTCAGCAATTAATGCATTAGAACTGTTTAAAAATCCTCTGTATATTTGTACTACATCATTAATAATATTTTCATTTAATGCGATAGCTATATATGTTTGATCTACTCCAGATAAACTTAAATTAAGTGAGTTCTTAATTGGCTCTGAGCCTTCTTGCGTATTTCCTATTCCTAAAATATGACCACTTGCTGAATATGTTCTAGAACTTCCAGAAATACTTGAAGTTAATGGGAAACTACAATCAGTTAAATATAAAGGTGTTGCAAAGTTTAAATGAATTAAATGAACAGGATTTATATTACCTGTTGCTAACTCAGTTTTAACAGAACTTGTTAATCCTCTTGACATTAAATGCTCTCAATAACATCAAATTCATATTTAAATAATGGCTTACCTTCATTATTACTTGTGTTAGCTTGAAACTCTTGAACATCACTAGATAAATGAACTGTAAAAGGTACATCATCAAATGCTACTGTTTCATCATTAGCTAAAGCTGTTGTTAAAGGTGGCTCTATTGTAACTGTAGCCGCATTACTTGATGAAGTAACATCAGCCATAATCATATAGACTTTAGAATGACCAGAAAATTTTATAAAATCTCCAGCCTTTAATCTTCCAGCACCATCAGCATGAAAACCATCTATATCAATAGTTGTATCTCCAACAGCATGAACTCCATTTACATTAATAGTAGTATTTTCATTTCCCTGTGCGTTTAAATAGCTGGGGAAGGTTATAGTGAAATCTTCTTTCTGTGAGCGTTGTTTAATAATAAATGCTTGTATTGGTGCAAATGTAGATCGTGGCATTAGCGGATAACTAACTGTGAAACTCCATCTTTGCCCATCTATTTGCCTTCTAAATGTTTTACCACTATCAGTTGTAGAAACTAATGTGCGTTGTTCACTCTTAACATTTATCGCATCAAATGATGTATCTGGTAATGCTCCACTCATACTATTGCCTGTCTGCCTGTTTCATTTACAGCACTATTAATCATATTTACTATTACACCTCTACTATTAGTTAATAGTTCATTAAACCCTCTAGCATCAACTGTATTAATATTAAAGTTTACATTTACAGGTTGACCACCTCCCATTTGATTATTGGGAACTATTTTTCCAGAACCACTAGGTACAAACATCTCTGGACCTTTTTCTCCAACCATATATGCTTGATCTTTATTTACTGAACCACCTCCAGCTCTATAATTAGTTGATTTAATTTGTGCAACCATAGCCATACCTTTTGCTAATGCACTTGCACTAACAGCAATATTTAATGGAAAAGGATATTGACCAAATGCTTTACTTGCCGCTTTAACAGCATTGATAGTAGCTTCTGCAATTTGAAATCTTTTATATGCTTCAAATGCAGTTCTATTTAAACCACTTAATGCTCTTAAAGCATCAGAAGTATTATTATGAATTTCATCTAAACCCATTTTATTTATTTTGGCTTGTTCTCTAGCTTGTTCTGCCGCTTCGTATCTTCTTATGTTTGCAAATTGTCTGTATGCTTTTAATTGATTTTCTAATTCTTGCTCTACTGTTAAAGTATCTTTCTTTGCTTGTTCTGGTAACTTTGGAAAAAGTTTGATTTCTAAAGCCTGTAAAGAAGCAATTTTTTCTTTTATCTCTGTTATTGCTTCACTTATTGTAAATAATTCTTTTGAAAAAGACGCACCTTTAGCTTTTTTTTCTAAAGGTGATAATTCTTGTAATGTTTTAAATCTATCTTCAAGAGTTTCTAATTCTTTGTTAAGTTGAAAAACATTTAAACTTTCAAATGAATCTTTTACATCAAACATTTCTCTTCTAAGAATAGCAGATTCATCACTAACTTTTTTAATTGCTAATGCTATTAAACCTAATGATGTAGGTATTGGTGCTATTGCTAATAACAAACCAGCCGCAACAATCTTAACTGTATCCATATTATCAGCTAATGTTTTCATTCCTTCAGCAGTTGCAACAACAGCTTGAGCAAGTTTTGTTCCTATTTCTACTGCAACCCTATCTAATGTTTCAGCATTTTTTTCTAAAAATTTATCTAAATCTCCAAATTGTCTTTTTAATTCTGCAAAGAAACCAGCATCTAATAATGTTTTCTTAAAATTAAATACCTTATCACCAATCATTGATAAAGTTCCTTCAAGTGTTTGTGCTAATGCATCAGTAGTTCCACCAAACTCTCCTCCTTCACCAAATACTTCATCAAATCTTTTTATTGTTTCATTAATAGATACTGTTGCACCAGCTTTAAAACCAAGCATGGCTCTAACACCTCTATCTCTAAATAAATCTGCCGCTCCAATACCAGCACTAAATGATCTTTGTATTTGTTCTGCTGTAGTTCTAAAATCTAAACCAGTTGCCGCCGCTACATTACCAGTAATTTCTAATAAATCTGATAATTCTTCAGCATCTTTTGCAACAACAGCTAAGTTTCCAGAACCAGCTTGTATTTCTTGTAAACTAAAAGGCACTTTAGAAGCAAATTTTGCCATTTTATCAAAGGCTTTTGCTCCTTCTTCAGCACTACCAAATAAAAATTTTAATCTTACTTGTAACCCTTCTATTTCTTTTCCTGTATTAACAAGATTACGAATAACTAAACCAGCACCTAAACCAGCTAATGCGTTTCTTACATTAAATACAGATTTTTTTACTCTATCTAAACTACCTCTGACTCCTTGTAAGGCTCGTTGCGATTTATCCTTTGCAACTATATCTATATTAACTCTTTTTGTAGCCATTAGCGGTTCATCATTTGTTGTTGTTTGGCTTTATCATGTTGTATTTCAAAATAAGCCAACCACATATTAAACTCTTGAACTGGCATTTGCAATACATCTCTAATAGACATATGCAATCGTTCAGCTAATGCTATGATAGAATATAGTTCTGGATCAGAATTTACTTTTTTTTAAGGTCTTGAATACTGTCTTGTGCAAGTATCTCTGAAGCAACTCTAGAAATAACATCAGTATCTGCTTTAATTTTAAACTTAGGCTTGTGAGATAGATCAAACATTTTCTCACCGCTTTTAGTTTCTGATTTTTGAATTATAACATCTACTAATACGTTTAAATCTGAATCGTTAGCACCCTTAAATATTCGTGCCTTTTCATTCATTGTAAAAGGGCGAACATAAATTGCTTTTTCGCCCTCTAAACCCCATTCTGGTACTTCTATTATTTTAACTTCTAAGCTATCAAAATGACTTACGACACCTTGAAAGTAATCAATTTTTTCTGGCATTTAATCCTTATGATACTGTGCTATGCGTTACTCCACCACTAAACTGAATATTGAGTGTTCTTGAAATTATTCCGTCCATTGTTACAGCCACATCAGCACCTGTTACAATTCCAGTACCATTGTAGTATTTATCACCACTATCTGCACCTTCTGGGTATAATTCAATAGTTGCACTTGAACCAACATCTAATGCTTCTTGACCATTAGTATCTGTTTCGTCCCAATGACATTCAATAGTTGCTGTAGCGTCACCACGCAATGCAACATAAGATTTTTTAGAATCAGTTAAAGACGTATCTTCTACTGTGTCTTGTGTTTCGTTCAACGTGAAGCCCGTGACCTCAGCTACAGTCGCTGATCCCACTTTTACCACCCCACTGGTTCCAACATGAGTTGCCATAATCTACTCCTCGTTTGTTTCTTCAGTTTCAACATCAACTTCAACTTTTTTTGCAGTTGATCTAGAAACTTTTTTATCAATTTTAAAACCATTTGCAAGATATTTATCTAGCTTGTCGTCTGGTATCTCTATCTGGTCTTTGCCATCTGGAAAATATATTTTAATTCTTTTAGCCATTATGCAGTCCCCCTTACAAATTCATATAAAACTCTTACAACAATTCTTATACCACCATAAGGAAAAAGTACACCTTCATCAGTATTGGCTTCTATTACTTGAGTATTTAAAGCATTACCATTTCTTGTAATGTCAGCATCTAAAGTTTCCTCAATAACTTCTATGAGTTGATTGCGTAGGGTATCTATGTTGGCTGTTGTGCCTTTAACAAAGCCTACGATTAAGAAATCTATAGTTCCTTGTCGTTTTCCTGTACCTACATCACCTAATGAAAGCATTTCTCTTGTTTCATCACCTGTTTGTACATATGCAGATGGAAACTGAGCATTACTTAATTCTTCTGGTTCAAAAGGTTCTCTTTTAATTAACTTTAGTTCAATAGGGCTAGAAACAGCGTCTAATTTTGTAATTATATCTCCAGCAATACTTTCTCGTTTACTCATAATCTAATAGCCTTGTTAAATATCTCTCTTATCTTATCTTCATCTCTTCGTCCAATAGCAAAGAATGGTCTTTGTGGCATTTTACCATGTCCTGTATCATGGAAGAAAGCCTTTTTATTTTCTTCTTGTCTGCGGAAAAATAATGTTGCTTTATTTCTTGTTGCTTTAAAAGTTAATGATCTAAACATTCTACCAGTATCAGTTAAATCTACGAATGATATTTGCCTTCCTCTTTTGGCTCTGTCTTTTCTTGCTGACTTTGAATAAGGTCTAAATCTACCACCATCTGGCATTTGACCTTTTTGTGTCTTATCAGTTATTTGTTGAATACCATAAGCTGACGCTTGAGATAAACCTTTTTGAATATTGCTTGGTATTTTTCTTTGTAAGGATTTAATGTAATTAGTAACTTCAATCGTGTTAGCTGTAACTTTTATATCTGCTACC